ACCTATAAGGCATTGCCTATCAACCCTAACGCAATTGCGAGGGCAAAGAACTGGGTCACAGAGGTTTATCAACATTGCCCTGATATCGAAGAGCCAAACGTAGTCGGTGATGCAGCTGATGGTGGTGTGGTCTTTGAATGGCGGAATGGTATTCGTGGATTAACCATCTATGTCTGTTCCGATACCATCGACTATCTCAAGTCCTGGGGTGCGAACATGAGCACGGAGATGGAGGATGGTGATATCCAGGACATCGGTGACTTTCTCGATTTACGGCTTTGGCTCATCGATGGGCATGCCAAGTTTGTCGAGATGGCAAGAGAAGCGATGGAAGAGGCGTTATGAACAGAGAGCAGCGGTATCAGGCAATCCAGACAAACATCAAACAACTGTTAGACCAGGCAACAGACGACAAAAGCGAGAGCGGCATGATCGGACTTGGAGCAACATGGTTAGCCGCTGAGTTGTTCTCACTCAACGAACAGGCAAGGATGCAACCGGACAACAAACAGAGGGATGAGCAGAAGTAATGTCAGAACGAGACACCGAGCCATTGCAAACAAGGCTGTTTACGCTCACCTACAACAACGCAAAGATCAGATTCGCTTCTGACGCTGATCGTATCCGGTCCTACAACGTGGAAGGTGTGCATTTTCGCAATGGCAAGGTGGTCTTAGATACTGGTATATCGTTTGACAGCATTGGCAAATTAGAGGTTCATTTTAACTTTGCTGGCCGGTACACACTCAAGTATCGAGATGGTCAGGTACTTACCAACAAGAACACGAGGATCTATGCGAAAAATACATAGTGGTCATCTGCTGCTGGTGTGGTTCGCCATTCTTATTGCGTGGAACATCCACCTCTTCAATCTCAGCGACCCTATCTATATCGGCGTGTTACTTGTCTGGTATGTCGTCTGTACATACCATCTGGTTTATTCATACCGAAAGGGAGAACTTTGTGAAGTTATCAACCGACAGTAATCCTGACGTGGTGCTCGTGGCTGGTGGCAATACCTTGATCATTAGCAATAAAGACGGCGTGATTTTTAAGCACACGCTCTGTGGAGGAACGATAGATTTCTATTCTCACGAAGCAGGTCATGACCTCGGATGGATGCAAACGTGTAAATGTAAACGCAGTCCTTACGATACCGTTCCTCTCACTCCTGACCAACTCCCACCAGATCTACAAACATCAGATCTAGCACCATTTGAGATGCCTGCTGATGTCCGCAGATTTATTGAAAGGCGTGATGAGGCATGATGAAACTCATTCTCGCGGTGTTGTTCTGTTGGCTGGTGAGCAGACCTGGGCAGTTCTCCAGCAAGGAAGAAGTGGCTGCGGCTATGGATGCGTTTGATGTTGAAGGGAAAAGACATGGATAATTTCGCAGAACGATTAAGTGCATATATGGAAACCTTGCTCGAAGCAGGGTTCGATGTGCAGTTTGTGTTAAAGGCTGGCTATGAGGCGGCTCTTATTGCTGCACGAGATCAGGAAGTCATCCCGGTGTTAGATGCGATGCAACGGGCAGCAGATTATGTGCGCAAGGCTGCAAGAAAGTTGGGGATTGATCGGATTGCAATGCACTCACGCATGACAGAATCAAAGACGCCTGTTCGAGAGGATCATGTTGACGAGGTGGCAAAGGCTGTTGGGCAGCGTATGGGCGATTCAATTCGTCGCCAGTATGGGTGTTAGTTGAAATGATGAGCAGCAAGAAACATTTAGCTAAACTACACAGCCGCATTGATGTGTTTGGTGCGCATGGCGTCAATGTCAATGATGTTCACCAAAGAACATTATCTCGCAATGATCGGATTGCGATGTGGGTAGCCGATCATGTGGGGACCATGTGGTTCTGTTATGGGTTAGCAGTGGTCATGATTGCATGGGCTATCTTGCAGGAGGTCATACTTCCCTGGTTTGGGATGCGTCCCTTTGACCCATACAGTTTTCCATTCCTCTTCTTTGTTCTGGGCGGCGTTATGCAATCTCTCCTCTTGCCGCTGATCATGGTGGCTCAGAACCAGAGCACCCGACATTCAGAACTACGGGCAGAGTCAGACCACATGATCAATCAAGAGAGTTTTGACCGCCTTGAGCAGATTATATCGCACCTCAGTGAGCAGGATAAAGCCATTCTGAGCCAGACCCAACTCATCGAGCAACTGGTATCAAAGCCAAAGCCAACAACACGTAAGAAAGCAGAGGTCAAGAATGGTGAGTGATACATGGTATCTCAGTCACAGAAAGCATGTGACCGTTCGTGTTAATCAAGCCGAGGTGAGCATTGAGGTTGCAATCGATTCGGCAATCATGCATGGATTGAATCTTCTCAGCGAGAGAACATCGAGTGCGATGGATTTGGTGAATGTTGTTCTGTTTGAACGGAATGATGGCATGATATTTCTCACAGTAATTGCGGAGAAGACGAACAAGTGAGGCGGCGTTTAGAACGGTTCGTAGGACAACGACGCATCTTTACCGCCACGTTTACACGCTATGGCAAGGCAAAGACCTCTGGCGGCAAGAGGATCGGGTACATGCTCATCCAGGACGTGCGTGATAGCAGAGGTCGATTTGTCACAGCACATGTGTGGATGCCACTGCGACCCGAAGACTTTGTAACGGTGGATCTGGAGGATGGCGATGTGATCAGGTTTGAGGCTGAAGTGAACAGGTACAGCAAGGGGAATTTGAGACGGCGGCGGTTTGATTATGGGTTAAGGAAGCCAGCAGGTATTGAGTTGGTTGAGATTGCGATGGAAATGGAAGCATAGATGAGCGACGAGCAGCAGAAGCCATGGGAACGCATAGAGAATGAGCCGCAAATCTGGTACAGAAGATTTGAACGGTTCTTGCTCATGTTCCCTAAGAGGTCTATTGCTGCTGTTTTTCAAGAAGAGGAAACCGAGAGAAACCGAGAGAAACCGAGAATAAAACCGACTGGTGATTGGTACGAGATGGCGGAAAAGTGGCAATGGGAAGAACGAACACAGGCATGGGATGATGCGCAGTTCGCTGAAGATGAGAAGGTTGCTGCTCGTGTACGTCGATCTGGCTTTGCATTGCAGTACAAGCGTATTCTTGCTCTCCAAGATCTTGTAGATGGGCTTATAACGGAAACGAAAAACCAAGAACGGGTATGGCTGCCAGATGTCAAAGCAATTGGCAACGGACCTGATGCGGAACGTGTTGATTTAGTCCAATTCAACGATGCCCTCTTTAAAGAGATTAGAGAGTACATTACTGATATTGCAGACGAGATGGGAGATCGGGTCAAAAAGAAAGAAATAGCCGTCACCAGTTTGCCGCCTGACCTCTACGAGGGAATTGGACCTAATGATGATGGGAGTGAACCGTGAATACAGTGCTAGATCAACCTAAAACACGAAAACCCTATCATCCCTATGGTGCAGCCCTTCAAGCATGGAAATCGTCCAATCGGGAATGCCTGCTAGCCGGTGCAGCTGGTACAGGCAAGAGTCGCCTCTGTTTGCAGAAATTGCACTTTTGCGCAAAGAAGTATCCTGGCATGCGGGCTATCATCGTTCGCAAGACACGTGAGAGCATTACACAAACAGCCATGGTCACGTATGAGAAGAAGGTTTTGCAAGATGGATGGCTAGGGAATGCTATCAAGTGGCGTACACAGGAACAGCAGTATGAGTATTCAAATGGTTCTATTATTGCTGTTGGTGGCATGGACAAACCAAGTAAGGTGATGTCTAGCGAATGGGATATGGTCTATGTCCAGGAGGCCACTGAGCTATTTGAGGAAGACTGGGGGGCACTGACTACACGCATACGTAATGGGGTTATGCCTTATCAGCAGATAATAGCAGACTGCAATCCATCCTATCCTACCCATTGGCTCAAACAGCGTGCGGATCGCCATGAGACCCTCATGCTGGAGAGTCGGCATGAGGATAACCCAAGTGTCACACCTGAGTATATTGCTGCCCTAGATGCTCTGCCTGGTGTGCTTAAAGACCGATTGCGATGGGGAAGATGGGCCGCCGCCGAAGGTATGGTGTATGAGGCATGGGATGCAAAAATCCATGTGGTCAGTAAAAAGAAACTTATTGAATGGGGAATTCTCAACGAAGATGAAACACTCAATCCACAGGTAGTTAAACGCGTGCTGGCCTCAGTGGACTGGGGATATACCAATCCCGGTGTCATACAAGTATGGGCATTAGATAGTGATGATCGTATGTACATGGTACGTGAGATATATCAGACTCAGCGAGATATTGATTGGTGGATAGGACAAGGCAAAGAACTCAAGAAAGAATTTCCCATCGAAATATTTGTGTGTGATCCGGCTGAACCTTCCTATATTGAACAGTTTAACAAACATAAATTGTTTGCCATTGGTGCCACGAATGATATTGCCCCTGGTATTTCTGCTCTCCAATCACGCCTTAAGCCTGCTGGTGATGGGCGTCCACGTTTTTATGTGTATGAATATGCCGTAAAAGAACGGGATGATGCACGCGTTAAGGAGCACCGTCCTTTTTGTTTTACGCAAGAGATTGATGGATATGTATGGCCCAAATCAAAAGATGGTGCTCCTGTAAAAGAGGTTCCAGTCAAAGTTGATGACCATGCAATGGATTGTGGCAGGTACATGGCTATTTTCTTATCAGATCCAACACCATCAGCATCAGATCATTTGCGAGATATTCAGCGGCGTGTTGAAATAGCCAACCTGCGTAAGATTGCACCGACTCAGGGTGTTGTTCCAGTACAGGGCACACTACCACAAAAGCAAAAAGGATGGTGGGAGCATTGAGCAGAACCCGGCACCCTTCATTATTAAGGACGATAAAACAATGAGCAAGCGCCAGCGTAAGAAACGAGCATCACTCCAACGTGCCGCACCAATGTATCCACCAGGTGGCGCGATGATGTACGTTTCCCCACAACAAACACAGAGCATGATCGGACAGACGTTTTATGGAACAACACTGAAGAACCTGCCTGTGGGTCAGACTGCCTTGTTCAGTCCTGGTACGCCGCTACCGACTCAGCCGTCCGTCAACCCCAACGGACTACCAATCCAGTTCCGTTTCCCTGTTGCATATAATTCTTTCCCGGTTGACCGGTCGCTTGGTTTACCTGATGTACCATCATTCGAGCAACTCAAGCGTCTGGCAATGATGGATTACGGTGTGGCGCTCTGTGAACGGTACTGGCTTGACATGGTGCCACGGATGACACTCAAGATCAGCCTGAGTCCCGATGCCATTGCTGGTGGCGCTGAAGAGAAGCAATACGCGAAAGAGAAAGCATACTTTCAGAACTTCTTTGAGCACCCAGACGGGCAAGACCACTTGCATTCCTGGATACGTAAGGCTCTCATCAACCAGTCCCGCTATGATGAACTATACATCTACAAGAACAAGGCGCGTGGTGGCAAGTTACTTGGATTAGAGATAATTGATGGAAGTCAAATGAAACCCCTGCTCGACGATTGGGGACGCACGCCACAACCACCACGGTATGCGTATCAGCAATGGCCGTGGGGTATCCCAGGTTGGCAATATCGCACTGATCAGATGATCCATTACAGAGAGACACCAGCTGATGATACGCCATATGGGTTTAGTCGTGTAGAGAGAATCATCTTCGTTACCAATCTCGCCTTACGCAAACAAAAGATGGATTTAGCCCACTATACCGAGGGCAATGTCCCTGCCGGAATTCTCATGCCACCGGAAGGTAGTCAGTGGACGCCTGATCAGTTGGACTCGTATGAGCAAAGTTGGAATGCACTCCTTGCTGGCAACCTGCAACAATTGGCACGTATCAAGGTGGTGCAGCCTGGCTTCAGTTACACGCCATTCGTGCAACCAAACTTCGATAGCGTGTTCGATCGGTTCCTGCTCAACATTCGGACTGCTGCGTACGGTATGACGATGAGCGACTTGGGGTTCACTGAGAGCGTCAACAAGAGCAGTGGCGATACACAGGAGAATGTAACGTATCGCAGGACCATAGGTCCATTGGCATCGATCTATGCCTCTATCCTGACTGGTATCATGCGCGATGACTTCCCACCTGAGATGCATGGCGATATGTTTGTCATTTCCTTTGGGGGCTACGATGAGGCAGAAGATTTAGGTTCACTCTCCACAGCCTACACACAACTGGTAACAGCAGGCATTTTAGGTGTATCCAATGCTGGAAAACTGTTGCAACTCCCAGAAGACCCAGGATCGCCACATATTGGTAGAATTCTGGTTACCAAAGACGGTCCAATCTTTCTTGATGATATGGCGAGTGACAAATTGCGCAATGCAGCGGTACAGGCAAAGATGGCAGGGTTGCAGATGGCAACGCAGAATCCAGGGGCAAAGCCTGGACAGCCACAAGGAGATGCGGATGAGACAGACGAGGAGACTCAGGGGCAGAGCACTTCAGCGGCAGCAGGCGAAGAGGATCAGAAGCCTCAAAGTAAGAAGGACACCGTTACGGGACAGCCTGCCAAGACAACAAATTCAAAGTCCAGTAGTACAGTGGCGTCCAATAACGGAGATGGTGATAGTAAAAAGCCTGCACAAAAGACACTCAAGAGGGTTGCAGAGAGTGATGAATCTGTTGTAAGCGATGATGAACAAGAACAACAGAAAGCCGATTTCAGGCGATGGCGTGAGATTGCACTCAAGGATGTAAAAGCCGGGAAGCCCGTACGTACCTTTACCTCTGCTGTGATCCCTCCTGAACAACATAGCCAGATTGCTCAGACACTCGAACGATGTGTCGATGCTGATAGTGTACGGGCAGTCTTCAAATCGGCACAAGATGGAAATACGGATTTTTTCGCAGTGCCCCAAGTGGGGCGAAGTCAAAACCCAAATGGCGACCGCCTGACAAACAACAACTTGCTCTGGAGAAACGCTTTGCCAATCGCGTCGAGACGTTCCTAGTGGCTGGTAAATCGTCTGCCCGTAGCAAACACTTCTCGGTCTCACAAGAGATACAGGATGAGCTTGTAGAGGACATAGAGGGCTTTCTACAGCAGGCGTATGCTATCGGACAGCAACATGGTCAGGCGATGCTACCCGTAGAGCGTGCAATCTCATTGAGTAGCCCACGCAACCTGCTCGATCGTGCGAAATCTATCGTATCAGGCATCATAGACCATGTGCAGGATGCGATTAGCAAGGCTCTGGATCGTGGGGATGAGCAGGATAGTGATCTTAGTCAGGCGGATATCATCGATATGACAATGAACGATCTCATCGATAGCATGCCTGAGTTAATCGCTGAGACTGAGACGGTGGGCATAGTAGAAGGTGCGGTACTGGACACACTCAAAGATGGCGGTGTGGCGCAAGTGCAGTGGGTAGCCGATCCTGACGCATGTGAAGAGTGTCAGCAGTTGGCAGAGAGTGATCCTGTAGACGTTGGTTCTGATTTTCTTGGGGGAATAGACGGTCCACCCATGCATCCGAGGTGCCGATGCAATGTGGTGCCAGTATAAAGAGAAAGGCGAACAACCATGCATACTCCTCTACTTAACTTCCAATTTATCGTCATGCTCGGCTTTGTCGTATTCTTTGCCGACGTTGCTATCCACGCTGGCATTGCTCGTGATGTGATCAAATGCATATGCTACAGTATCGTGGCAATCTTGGCATTGATCTTTGTTGTTCTAGCATTGTTGGGAGTATCGTAGATTGAAAATAATCATCGGTATCATCATCCTTGCCGTTCTGCTTGTTGTGGGATGGCTACTGTGGCGGGCGTATGTCAATGCAATGAAAGCGAGTGATTAAGTGCGAGAGCATAAATACCGTATCTGGGATGTGCAGAACAAGAAGATGCTCTACTTCACATTAGGGGATCTTCTTAAACACTACTATGACTCTACCGATTATTGGGACTTCCCACAGGATGACCTTGCAGCCAATTTGGATAATATCGATGCAGACAAGGCGATGGATTTTACCGGACTGCAAGACAAGAACGGGCGCGACATCTACAAGGGTGACATTGTGCTAGTTGAAGGACGTGCTGTTGAGTATGTTGATTGGGGCGTGGCTTGTTTTCGTATCATCTCCAAAGACGGCTTTAAGATGGCACTTGAGGATATCTCTCATTTACTCATCGAGGTCATCGGCAATATCTATGAGAATGCAGACCTCGTGCAGAAAGAGCAGTAATCATGATTGACTACATTCTCGGTGCGCTTACCATGCTCATTGGTGTGATAGTCGGACACTGCACCGGCAAGCCATGGGTAGATAAGTGGTTTGCTCGATTATCCAGTAAGCCAGAGACGAAGCAAATTGAAACGAAATAGGAGACTGTAATCATGCCAATAACCTACTACAGTAAAGACGATATTCGAGAGGTCTTACTTGCCATTCGCAAAGATCGAACAGCCATTCGGACTCCGCTCACTCAACCTGAAATGCAAGATATCGTGCTTGGCAAGGTTGCTGATATGCTCGGCATCAGTTTGGATGAGCAACCAGAGGATGAGATAGAACAACTGAAGCAACGTATTGAGAAGTTGGAGAAAAAGCATACAGTGATTTCCGTTATTCCTCCTGTTAGCTATGGGTACTACTACCATTCCTGATATTGATAAATGCCTGCAAGAGGAAATTAACCATGACACAAGAACAACTACAACGCATCATCCTGACGCTGAGAGAGCGATACAAGGCTGAGGCTATCGCTGCACGTAAGAATACCCACAACGTCATGGGAGACGCCCGTAGAACTATTGTAAACCTATGCAATGAGGCTAGTGTTGAGGCGAAACTAGATGCTTTGGTTGAACTTGAGGAATTGATGGAGGAGCAGACATGAGACAAGATACCGACTATACACATTTGCTTTCAGATGTGATCTATCCAGAGGGTGCAAACCTATTATTTGCTGATTTGTTTCAACCGCAACAAACTTATCCACGGCGCATAGAGACACACATTGATGAGCAAGGTCAAGAACATGAGGTGTGGGAGCATACATTCACAATGCCTACGAGGGTGGTTCCTGCGCATGAAAGAACCTTCGATAACATTCCATGGAGTCCACTGGTGAAGTTTCGACGACTCAAGAGACGCCAGCGTAGGTCAACACAACGTAAACACAACAAAGGTGGGAGAGTATGAGTAACAGTAGGAACGGTCTCGGTGTAGCAATCGGCGTCTTTATCTGGGGACTCTGTTTTCTAGGAATCCCGAAGTTCGTGAGCCTTGTCATGTGGGCGTCATGGGTAGCTTATGGGATCGGGTTCCTGTTGGTGTTGGTGGGTATCATGGGCATATGTGTGGAACTGGCTAATATCGAAAATGAGCACAATGCAGAACAGGCGCGATTGCAAAAGATAGCAGAGGATGCATTCAATAAATTGCAAAATATGAAGGAATGAGCATGAGCAGAGAT